GATACACTCACGGCATCTATGGTTTTGAATTTATACCCGGCAAAGAATTTATGTTTAATGTCATTCCCATCAAACATATTGACCCTGTTGGTAAAAAAGTAACCAAAGAAGAATGGGGCCGTGATGGTTTTGATTATGAAGGTATCTGGAACATCATGGTGTATGGCAAACGAAATGATTTTGGATTGCTCAATAAATGTGCGCCTTATGCCATCTGGAAAAAGGGGAATATGGGAGATTGGGCGCAGTACATCGAAGTATTCGGCCAGCCGATGATCATATTCACCTATGATGCACATGATGTAAAAACCAAAGCGGAGTTGGACACTATCATGCGAAGCATTGGCAGTGGTACAAAATTGCAGGTACCAAAGCAGGTGGAATTAAAATTGGAAGATGGCAAGCAAAATAATGGCGATGGTGAATTACAGGATAAATTCCGCAGGGCTTGTAATGAGGAAATGAGCGTATTGGTATTAGGAGTTACAGAAACTACTACCAGCAGCAAAGGCAGCAGCGGATATGCACAAGCCGAAACCCATGTTAAGCAGCAGGACGAGGTTAACAAGGACGACATGGACGATGAAATAAAATTTCTAAACAGTCCGCAGTTCCTTGACATATTAAAAAGTTATGGTTATCCTGTAGATGGTGGCGAATGGTGCTACGAAAAAGAAATTGATCTCAAAGAAGTAAAGGCCAAAGTGGATATTGTAATGGTGGTGGCCAAACGTCAGCCTGTAGATGATGATTATGTATATGAGATCACTGGTATACCAAAGCCGGATAACTATGATGAGCTGAAAGGCCAGATGGAATTAGAACGTAAAGCCGCATTAGACAATGCTAACAATAATCCTGGTAAGCCTCCTGCTAACAACCCTAAGAAAACTCCGCCTAAAAAAGAAAAGCTAACCGCCGAAGAGGAAATGAACTGGTGGCAAAAGTTCCGCACAACTCTGGCCGATTTTTTCGACCCGGCCCCGTAACCACACCGGGGCATTCAGATGTCACTTACGAACAGCTTAAGCTACGCTTAAGTGACCTTTACGCCATTGACTGCTGTAGTGACCAAAAGCCCCCTTCAGGGGGTTTGGGGGTTCCTGATTTGATCTCCGAAGACGAATTGGATAAACTTATCACCTCATTATTAAAATCCATTTTCAACAACCGCTCCATCGCCAATGCTCCCGAAGCATTGTATCAGATGTTTGTTGATCAATTATGGGAAGCGGTAGTTAAAGGCTACGGTACTGATATTGCTGATGTAGATTTCGATACGCCGGATTATAGGATGCTGGAAGCCTTGCAGGAAGATGTGATAAAGTTCAGTGCGGCTAAAGATGATGCAATGAATAAAGCAATCTTTAAAGAGCTTACTGATAATGCAGGAAACATAAGATCATTCGCTGACTTTAAGAAAGCAGCCAGTGTAATCACGGATGATCATGTAAAGACCTGGCTAAAGAGTGAATACAATTTTGCAGTAGCATCCGGCCAGATGAATGTAAAATGGCAGCGAATACAAAATGAAAAAGAATTTTTGCCATTGTTGCAATACGATACGGTAGGTGATGACCGTGTACGTCCTGCACACAGGGAATTAGATGGTATTATCAGAAATGTAGATGATGCGTTTTGGAATACTTATTTCCCGCCCAATGGCTGGAATTGTCGTTGTGATGTAAGGCAATTAGCAGATGGCGATGAAACACCAATGGATCAAATCATCACACCAGAACAAATGCCAGCTCTGTTCAAAAACAATCTTGCAAAAAACAAAAAAATATTTCCTCCTGACCATCCTTATTATAAATAATAAACGAACTCCCAAGTCTTCCGCCAATTGGCGGAGAGATTTAGAGGGGGCTCAACCATGAGTGATTTCGAAACCATATTAAAACGTAAATACCTGCAAGCCCTTAAAGGATTACCAGTGGTTATTAAAAATGCAGCAGTCAACTACTCATTAGATGCGTTTAAATCCCAATCCTGGGAAGGCACTAAATGGCCAGGCAGGAAGAAAAATGGTAAAAGACCCGGCAGATCATTACTCGTAGATACTGGTCGACTCAAAAGAAGTATTGGTGCTTTCAGCCGGGTAGAAAGTGAAAAAAGAATTATCTGGGGTACGGATGTGCCGTATGCCAGGGTACATAATGATGGTGGTACTATCACTCAGGCTCAACGTTCAGAAACATTTACAAGAAACCGTGGCAGAGGAAAGCGAAAGAATCGGTTTGCAAAAGGCACTAAGAAAGGTCGTGGATTCACATTCAAAGAAAGAAATATCTCAATGCCACGCCGTCAGTTCATTGGTAACACCCCAGCTTTCCGTGCGCACATTACGCAGATAGCGAAGACATTCATTTTAAAACAACTCAAATAAAAACCATGACCTCTGTATTTAACACACTTCTGATAGAACTGCAAGCACGTATATTGACCGCTTTGCCTGATACCCCAGATATTCCCGGCATCAGGTACGTAGAGCAGGATATGGGCCAGATCGACGTATATGACATAAGGCCCGCAGTACCCGATACCGGCGTATTGATTGATTATATTTCTACCAATTACATACAGCGGCAATTAAAAGCGCAGTGGGCGGAGATGAATATCAATTTGAAATTGTACATGGGCAATTTCAGCAGCAGCAATAGCCTGGCTCCGTTAAATGTAAGAGAAAAAGCATTGTTCTATTATGAAATGGAAAGTAAATTATATTTAATCTTACAGGATTGGAAAGCCAATGACCTGCTAATGTTGCCCATGAAACGAGTAAGCAGCAGCAGTGAAAAAAGAGAAGACGGAATAAGAGTAAGAAACATTATATTCAAAGCCACTTATGAAGACAGAACGCTGGCCACCGGTGGCATCATCATACCACCAATCAATCCTGTAGCTTTCCGCATTGATTTCAGTACAGCCATTGGAGGCAATACTATACAGGATAACAGGCTAAAAGGATTAACTATTGCACATATCTTAGAAGTAAGTTGGGAAGGCGATGATAAGTTTGTACCGATTGGTACTGGCACACCCACAGAAGATGAAGTATTACTTGATACCGTAGCAGGCACACTGACTTTCAAAAATGACTATGAAGCAGATGATATTATTTGGGCGATGGTATTGACAAGCTAAATCTGCATTACAATTCCGATTCAATTGAAACAATGCCTGTGAACAGTTACTGATCCTTCATATCAGTAATGTATTTCCGAAAAGCAAGGGCTGTGAGTTGCAAGTCTCAACTAACGGGGGAGATTTAGAAGGGGCCGGGGTCACCACACCAAATGCGGCCACTTCTTCATAAAGTAAGCCTTCCCTGGGTTCTCTTTCTTAAGACCGATCAATAGGCTGTAATTATCCTGTATCACTTCTGACACGGTAACGGGTGAAATAAAAAACTGTTCAGCAATTTCCCGGATAAGTAGTGTATAAGCTCTTTTTGATTCTCTGCCGGTATAGTAGTAGCGGCTCACCAGGCATTCATTACGGAGGGCATTTAGTTCGTCGCTTCGTCCCTTCCGTGGCTTCATCGTTACCACGGGAGCTTCATCATAGAATATACCAGCAAATAAAGTGGTGGCTCCACGGACGTTCATAGTATCACAAACTTACCATTTTTTTGGCAATCATTACCTAAGAACCTGCTAAAACAAAAACCCCGCAGGTGATGCGGGGCTTGTCAGTTCATAAAAAGGCTTTCGCCAATTCTGGTTCTTTCGGTAACAGATTTTTTTGTAATTCCATTAGTGCAAGCAGTCCATCAGTGTTTATGCCGGGGTCGGGATGGCTGACGTAAAGCTGCGCCGCTTCGTTTATGCCTTTCAACAAAAGTCGGTGCATTGCTGCCGGACTACTGGTTGGAATAGTAATCACAAGGGCATCGGATTTGTAAGCTACAAATGAATCGTTCATAGTGGGTGGCATTTGGTTCAAAAAGGCTACTTCTTTTTCTTCGGCTGCACATCATTTATCAGGAGGTCGTAGTATTGTGATACATACACCCCTTTCATATAATAGGGTAGGAAAATGGTAATTCGTACACCCTTAAGTGACTGTATTAGGTTTTTGTTTTTCTTAAACCCATAATCCGTAATTGGAAAAATATCATCCACTTTGGTAAATGTGCCATTGGTAAGCAAAACAGAGTTTACAAAGTATATTTTGTTGCTTGGCACGAGAAAGTCGCTTAGGTTTGATCTCGGTGGAATAGTAGTTGGCGGCTGCACATCATTCACTTTTGCAATAGCTGTTTCTTTATGTACTGTTCTGGATGTTTTCCCGTTTACAGAAAATGACACTTCATCCCAATCAATTTTTATACCATCGGTTGATTTGTTATAGATTTCAAACTTTATCCACTTTGGTGCAAGGTTGAAACTGATACTCATAGTGTCATTCTCATAAAATAACTTCTTGCTTTGTACGGGATGTGTCATTGCGATGTCGTAAACGTATGTCTTATTGGTAGCGCACGATAGCAATATGACAGACAAGAGCGAAAAGAAAATAATCTTTTTCATTTTGTTGGTTTAGTGGTTAATTCTTAAATGTAATATAATTGATGGAATAAGTATAACCCGGCTGTTTAAGCCGTTCTACTTTCTGCTGTATGCGTTTTTCAAGGTGTGGGGTTTTCTCCCTGGTAAGGGTAACGGGTACGGTAAAGTGTGTGCCGGTAAAATAAATGAGGCCGCAGGAAACGCCGCCCATTTCATTAATCGCAGACTGTATATTTAACGCCCACATCATTTATTTATTTTTTGAATATAAGGATTGTATATGTTGAACTCAAATTGGCTTACCAACTTTGGCATTTCCTTATAAGTGTATTTCCTTAGTTCTTTGCGGAGGTAGCCATATTTCTGCACCCACCCATATAACCGGCTATAATCTTTTTTTACGTCTATATTGCCGCATTGAGTTGCTACGGTTACTTTAGATATCCATCCTATCTCAAAAGCCATCGCAAACAGCTTCCGCATCATCGGGCCTTTATTGTCTTTATTGCTGGCTTCCGGGGCCGCATTAAAGTGCATAATCAACTCCCTCGCTTCCTCTGTTGTCAGGTCTTTACTGCTACTACTGCGGCCATTACTAAAGCTCTCCACAATGTTGGCTTTTTGTGCCAGCAATTGATGTTTATGCAGCAGTGCATGTATAGCTTTCAATTGTTGTGTAGTTACAGGGTTCATGATTTATAGTTTTTATCTTCTGTTATCTCAAAATCATAATGCTCGCTTTCCTCTTCGCCGCAGCTCACCAGGTATTTCAACCCGTCCGGCCTTACTACTATACCGGTAATGATGCGCAGACACTGATCAGGATCAGTGACCAGGTATACGA